AGTCGATGATTATTTCCCGACCTAATTCATACGCCTTAATGGCCGGACGATTAACAACAGCTTTTTCAGTCGGAACTTTCGATACTCCTTTGCTACGAAGTTCATTAATCATCTTTCTGACTCTTCGCTTTTTAAGATTCGGGAATAACGGAAATAGCATCTCTTCAACTCCCTCCTTCATCTCGGGATCTTGGATTGCCATTGCAAGCTCGGGTGACATTTGTGCAATCTCTTCGAGGCTAATATCCTTGAATACTCGAGTGGTTTCGCGCTTCCAATAAGTGCCGAAGAATGTAATTCCATTCTGCAATAAATAGTTTGCTCCTATAGAGGCCTCCCGAGGAAGTTCCGTCATTGAGTTCATCCGCCATTTAAGAAACTCGCTTACCATCTTAGCACTGCCAATGTCTCCCGACTCTACTGGGGCGGCTACGAGGTTGGCTTGGCTGAGTGACTGACTAAGTAAGGCAACATCCCCATCAATCAACGGGTTAACCAAGTTTGGCTCGAGATCACTTGCCCCGTTCCAAGGAAATGCCTCCGGTCCATTCTTCTTGCCGGACTCATCTTTGCCAGCCCATTCGTTAAATCGACACTCCCTACCCTGTTCCGCTTTATCCATCCAAAAGGAGAGATCCGATTTCGCATCTTCAAACTCCTTTTTGATGGCATCTACATCCGGTCCTTTTTCGCTAAATTCCTGTATTTCCATTTTTAATCTCCAATTCTAACATTATTTTTTTTAAATTACTCAGGGCTGTTTTTTCGATCCGTCTCATAGTCTCAAAACCAACCCCACTAAAGTCTGCTATCTCTTGTAAAGTATGACTCCTCGGATCTCTTCCCGCCTCAAATGCAGACAAGCCCTCCTCTACCACCATTTCCCTCAACATAAGATCAATCCGCTTGTCCTGTTGGCTAGGCGATTCGATACAAATCATCGTCTCCTTCGACTTTTTTGACATAGATTTCCGATTTTGGAGGGTGATTGGCTTCCGGTCTTTTAACGCACCGAGCAACCCCTTCCCGATCATCGAAATGGATAAGCATAAGACGGGGATTTGGGACGAGTTTAAGCACCCTAGCCTTTTCAATCTGCTTTGCCGGCGGGGAAGGTAAACCCACTTTGCCATCCGAATCCTCAGACCAAATCCCCCGACAGGTTGAACGAGGGATACCTAATTGCTTGCTGATTTTCGGCCATGACATCCCTGTTTTTCGCAGAATTACCACCTGGTCACGCTGGCAGTCACTATATTTCTTTACTTTTCCCATAATTAATACCCTCCTCCACCTGTTGCAATTAATTCGTCCTCGCTGAAATACTCGAAATTGCCCACCGCAAAATACCTCAGACAGTCAGGGAAGTCTTTTTCGGGGGCTTTAAGGGAAGATGGCTGATATGCTTGCATACAACTTATGAGATTTTGGCACTCATCCGAAAACATCAATTTAGGCTTATTCTCCAAATCCATCGGTTTATCCCGATCCCATGCGAGTAAATTATTAATAGCCTGGAGTCCTGTTTCGATGTCGAGTGCTTCCGCTGGCTGAACGATTATATCTTCGTCCATTAAATCATCGATAATGTTGGAACTGCCCTCCGACTTCTGATAGCTCGCCGCTCCAAGCCGAGGGTCGATTATGCGGATGACCTCACTTTCCCCACATACCTTCTCCATCCTACGAATCTCATCGGCATAATCCGCCAAGCCGTACCCGTTCGGTTGGGCGGCCTCGCCGGCACTTAGCTTGTCTTTGGTTAAGTCAATCCATCCTCCCCATGTGTCGAAGTCAGGGAACTCCTTAACCGCCCATGCGACTCCATGTGGATCGATTGCAAATAATACCATTGTCCAGGGCTTTGCTCCCGCCGGATCGATTGACATTACCCAATTGGCTTCCGAGAAATCGGGCAGTTTGTCAGATGTTACGAAGTTTTTATCGGTAAGATTAGGGAAAATGGCCCTAGACTGCCTCACAGGCACTCCATACGCCCGACATAAAATAGTCTCCCGCTTCTCACCCTCCAATTGATTCTTCATCGCCGCCCAACCGCCAAAGGGATTCGCCGCTGTATGAAAATACACAACAGAACTGGCTTTGCGGATGGGCTGTTGAACGAGGGGGACTTCTTCGCCGTCCAAGAGATCCGCTTTCGTTGACTCTATGGTGCGGGCACCGGTGAGCATCGATTTGACTACCGAGTTCCAGCCGTCTACTGCGGTGAAGCTGATAATTCCCTTGGAATTGCGGGTCACGGTCCGAAATCGAAGGGTATTTACCCACGACATCGGCACAAGCTCATCTGCCCAATATCCGATATTATGTGTTCCATTGACTGGATCTTGCGGTGAACCGATTTCTCCCCCTTCAATGGTGCTGATATCTTGGGACCAGTTACGGAAAATACACTGACTTCCGTTCGGCAAAGTGAACTTTTGCGAGGTAAATCCATTTTTAAGCGACCACATTACATATCCTATCTTACCTCTCCCCAACGACTTAAACTCTTTTGGGAGAGCATCGTAAACGAGCTTCTGTTGGAATTGCACAGAATTTGCCGATGTTTCTGTAAGACACCATATAATCGTGCCGGGGTTTTCAACGAGGGATTGAACTACCCGCTTGGCCGCCCAAAAACTCTTACCCGCACGATTGCCTCCCATGACCAATATCTCGGCATGAGTCTTCAGTTCCTTATCCGCTAACTTCCAGGTATCCAGTTCAAAGCCATGCCTATAAGGATCTTCCTTTTCGAGCTTGATCGCTTCTTCCCTCTTTTCCCAATATGCGAGGATTGATTCGGGGGACATGGACAGCATCTCTGATTTTGTCAGAGGCGGTAAGGCGGGGTGCGGTGTCCAGGTAAGTGGCATTAGTTCGAGTGTACCATTTTTTAGGCGGAGCTACGCCCAATTGGTGAAAAATAGTAAAATTTTGTTCGGACATATTGATAATCAAGGATTTAACATCTAATCCTAGCATATTCTAGCATATCCTAACATATTCCAGCATTTGGGTATGTGGAGCAATGTGGGGCAATTGGTGAAAATTTTTTCATGGGCTACAATCGGTCTCGGTGACCGGCTGGCCGCCAAATCAGACCCCCCTCCCCCCCGCCTACCGTTGTCCGATATTATTACACAATTTGCACGATCTAATTGCGTTCCTGTAAAGTACTGATAATCAGCATACTTAATAAATACACTAACTTCGCCAAATAATGATTATGTCTAATTGTCCTTGCACAAATATCTATTTGGTTTAATTGTTTAAATGCTTTCACCGATTAAAATCATGCCAACGAAAAGAAAAAGAACTACAGTGATGCCGGACAACCTTCCAGCGAACTTAACTATCGATGAGGCTTGTCCGATAATCTACACCGCCCAAGGTTTATTCGATAAGAGACCAGGTGACTATGCAAAGCTGGTTCAAATGCTAACAGATGGAATACCGGTCACTCGGATCAAAAAGGATTTAAAGGTATCCCACAACACTATCGCTGTGGTTCGGTCCCGAGAGAAAGAGGTAATCGATGCATCGAAGAAAGTAATGAGAGGTTTGATCGGCCATGCTTCACAGCTTGCAGTCGAAAAGATGATCGAGAAGCTGGAGAATGATGAAATACCTAACGGAGTCCTACCAATCGCTACCGGCATCCTAATTGACAAGCATCGCCAGTACGAAGGTGAACCTACTCAGACTATCGAAGTGAAGAAATCTCTTAGCTTGGATGAGATCCGAGCCGAGCTTGCAAATCTGAAAGATGAAAAAGTTATTGATGCTGAGGTTACAGACATAGATTAACAGAATAGCCTCTTAAAGCCCCGTAGAGGACGCTCAGAGCGTTTTTAGACTCCAAACTATATAATCTACCACGCTAGGACATAAGACCGCCAATCCCGCCATTCCTTGGAATGCCCGATTTGCTGTGATTGTCAGGTTAATATGATTATACCTCTTTGACGGCATGAGATTTATAACGAGTGAATGGGTAGGCTGAGTGATACCTGTTCTGCCGGTTAATCGGTTAGACTGATGGATCGGTTTTAATCTTCTTTTCGAGTGAGCTTGTAGGCTGGCAATGTAGTGGGAGGTGTGCCGGCTTGAGGCTGGGCTTGTGTGGCTTCAGGCCACAAGCACAAGCGTCCCACTACTAACAGCCTTTTCAACTACTAGGAGTAGTAGTAGTAGTATACTATATAGGCTACTACTACCACTCTTCTTACTATTTAATTGCACTATTCGCTTTTTAGTTTTAGCTTCAATGAGTAGATATTTGAATTGTTCGGACCGTTCTTTTCGATCTCAATTTGGTCTTTTGTCATGCTCAAAATCTTATCCATTCTTTCTTTTGTAACTTCGTTATTTGTTTGCTCCTGAAGTAATTCCATCGCCTTCTTTTTTCCGCAAATCGGCTTATCCTTTAACAGCTCAAGGAACTTCTCGGATAAGCCCTCATTTATCTTTTTTTGGATTGTGGAGGTTTGCCCTGGCTTTCTGAACTTAGCCTCGAGGTCGGGCTTATGCTTGAAAAGGGGGAAGGTATCGGCAGAGAATTCGAGGACTTTTGGGGGTGAGAATGGGCAGTTTCGGGAGGTGGTTTCGAGGACTAAGTGTTCCTCTTCCTCGTGGGCGGTGAGGGTTAGGATAGCATCGGGATCACGGGCAAAGACACCTGAACCACTCGCTCTGTCAATATGATCAGTTTCTGACTTGTTACCCTTGGAGAAGTGGTGGGCGAAGACTATGGCGGCACCTGTTTCCTCGGAGAAGTCTTCGATTAAGTTAACAATTTCGCCTACTGCTTTGGCATCGTTCTCATCTATACCGGTTGCCAGCTTATAGTATGGGTCGAGGATAATTAGGTCGTAGTTCCTCTTTTCCACTCGGATCTTGGTTAGGAGATCCAACAATTCAGTCCGGTAACCTCGTAGTGGCCAATAGTCTAACCGAGGGTTTAGTGGCATCTCTCCTTTAAACATCGCCTTGGCGACCCGCTTTATCCGATCTGTACCGAAGTATTTCTTAAGCTCGAAGTCGAGGTATAGAACCTTACTCTGCTTAACCGGCATCCCCAGCCACGGCATGCCATTGGATGCGGCGATGGCCAAGTTAATGAGTGACCATGTTTTACCGGCCTTACTTGAGCCTGAGATGATCATCTTACATCCCTCGTGCAGACAGCCCTCGATAATCTCCTCAAGCTCGTTGGCGGGGTTTGTGGCGAACTCCATGCACTGACCGAATGACATGATATCGGGTAGTGGTTTCGGATCGTCATTGGTCACCTCGATTGATCGGTTAGGCATATTGGTGACAGTTGGGCTGTCTAGCATATATTCCAGTTCTATCGCTTTAAGCTGTGCTTTGTAATATGGGTCATTTTCAGGTCTCATTATCTTTTATGTGATTTTTGATTAGTGTTAAAATTATTTGGGGCTTTAAATTTATGTGATTTCTGACAAGCACAATGGCATCCCCCTCGTTCATTCGGTGAGCCATTCTCATCGCTTTAACGGGCTTAATGCCTAGCTGAATGAACCTTCGGACAATGGTTGCTTTGAGGAGAGTATTAATCATTCCCGCCAAAATAAGATTGGTTGCTGGGCAGTATATTTCTCCCCCTTCTCAGTCTTCGGCTTACGGGTTCCCCAAGGAAGTCGGACTAATCCGAGGGGTGAATTATAAATCGATGGGTCGGCTCCGAGCTTCATCGACATATGTTTAAACTGATCGGCCTTACCAGGTATCCAATCGTACCAGCAGTGTAGACTCTGCCCGCCACTATCGACTATCATCTTGAGCGGACAGATAGATTCAAGGGCAAGTGCCGGCCCAATCTGTTCGGCCTTTGTCCATGTTGGATCATCAATTTCGTGGACCAGGTACATCCGCTCACCGGCATTCTCTTTTACCCGAGGACCGATATCCTTGAATGGATTGTAAGAAATAAATTCCATCTGCCCTACCCCTTGACTGATCCCCCAATCGCCCGCTGACTTAATCATCGTATTATATTTATCCGCCTGGATGTTTATCCATTGGTCAGGTCGGAACAGCTTGGAAACAGCCTCCTCCGCATTCAAAGGAATGGCGGAGGAGCGGAGTTGTAGCATCTCGAGATCTTCGGGCTTACCCTTTGAGCTTGTTGAGATTGTGGTATCAATAGATACTTTCTTGGTTGGGCTGATAATCTTCTCGCCTGACAGGATTTGATATGCACCGGTGAGAGCGTTTCGGATCTCGTTTGGCTGGAGTGGTCGGCGGGTAAATTCCTTTGCTACCTCGAGGCAGTAATCATGTGCCTTTTCAAAGTCTGATTGGTGCATGGCGGCACGGAGGGTTAGGCGGGCAATAAAGGTATGATGGCCAAAGTCTCCTTGCGGGAGCCGGTCAAAGAACCCCGCCATATCTGCTGACAGGATTGCCATTAGTCGGAACCCTCTTCCCTAATAAATTGCTGAATATATTCCGTCAGCTTCCCGATTGCCTCGGTTTCAATTTTGGAAATCGTCTGCTGTGGAATACCTGTCTTGCGGGCAATTTCGGACTGGCTGA